CTCCTCCAAGGACAAGATCAAGGAGGACTGCATCCGCCCGATCTACAAGGAGGACAGCCTCTACGCTCCTCGTGTCGTCCTGGCTAAGGAGACCACCACCGAGGACGTCCTGGACTCCATTGTCCGCGCTATGGACGACTACGACGGCGCTGGCAACCCCACCTGGTTCGCCGAGCCCCACATGGTCACTGAGATCCTTCTGCTCAAGGACAAGATGGGTCACCGTCTGTTCCGCAGCGTCTCCGAGCTTGCTGACTACGTCGGCGTCTCGAAGATCGTCAAGGTCCCGCTCATGAAGGGCCTGCAGCGCAGCTCCACCAAGAACGGCACCGTCGATGCCCTCGGTATCATCGTCAACATGTCCGATTATACCATTGGTGCGGACAAGGGTGGGCAGCTCTTCGCTGCCGAGGACTTCGACATTTCCTTCAACCAGTACCACTACCTGCTGGAGACCCGCCTCTCCGGTGCGCTGACTCACCCGAAGTCGGCCATCATCGTTGAGCGGAAGACCGAGACTGGTAACGTCGTCGCGGAGC